ACCAGCTACGTCTGGAGTATCGTCATCTGAATCAACAGGTGCATAGGCTAAGACTAGCTCTATGTGGTCTACGTTCCTTTGTACCATATCGTTAATGTCAGACTGCTCCATGCCTTCAACGTCATAACTTCCAGCGTTTACTTCGTTAATAAGTGTTACGCTATCTGTTGCTGCTGTTAAGACTTCGCTTACTGTTTGTGCCATATTATTTCTCCTTTGTGTTTAGCTTTCTAAAGCTTCTATTCTTGTTGTTAAGTTTGCTAATGCAGTTTGTATATCAGCTATTATGTTTTGATGTGTATGGTCATCCATATTAGAATTTTGAGTATAGATTAATTTTTCTCCTACTAAGTCTTCAACCTTTCTAACTACTTTTGCTATATCTACATTTATAGCTTGAGTTATGTCCCTATCTTCTGGACTTGGTCTTTGTGACCAATAAGTCCAAGCTAATTCTTCTGAAGGTCCATCATCAATTAATTCCCAATTATGCGGTGTAAGCTGTGTATTATTATTTGAAGAATCTGTAGCATATAACTCACCACTTTTGTTGTATAAAGCACAAGCAGTACTTAAACCACCATTTATAAGACCTGTTGCAGTTGTTGGTCCTATTACAATAGAATTTCCTACATAGGGATTACCGTGTGTCGGTACTTCATTTGTATTAAATTGACTTATTGAACCAAAAGACCTTAGTGTCAGTGTCTTAGTTTGAGTAGAACCTATGCCAGTATGAAACTCAAGGTTTATTCCATGTGATGCAGCTGTTGAACTACCTGCGTCACAGACACCTCGTATAGAAGCACAGGCATCTTCAGAAATAAAACCAGTACGTCCCATAATAAAATCTATAGCTTGTGCTGTCCCAGCACCTCTTGTTCCCATATCATCAAAAGACAGCATAGTTGTTACAGCTCCAGCAACTGCACCTCTTACATTTAAACGACCTTTAGGAGCAGCATCAGCATGATTTAGGAGAACTTTCCCATCAGAATTAATATGCATCCTAGGATTACCGTCACCATCTGAAAGAACTACATTGTTGTTTGAGGTTCTAATGTCTAAGCCACCTTCATTACCATTATAACCACCGAGAATAGTATTCTTAGAACCAGTAGTAATATAAAAACCTGCATTAATACCAACTGCTGTATTTTGACTACCAGTTGTATTGAAATATAAAGCTTGAGTTCCTAGTCCTGTGTTTTCAGTACCTGTTGTGTTAGTCAGTAAAGATGCATAACCAATACCTGTGTTACTATCAGCAGTAGTAGAAGCTGTTAAAGTAAGACTACCAAATGCTGTATTATAACTCCCAGTTGTATTAGCGTCTAAAGCATTAGAACCCACTGCTGAATTTTTAGTACCTGTACTACTTAAATACATAGCTTTATATCCAACTGCTGTATTGTCAACCGCAGTAGTATTTACCCTTAAAGCATACATACCAAATGCAGAGTTTTGATTACCTGTAGTGTTTCCACCTAAAGCTAGTCTACCCATAGCAGTATTATATTGACCTGTGGTATTTGTTTCTAAAGTATCTACACCAACACCAGTATTATTACCACCAGTCGTGTTTAATCTTAAAGAATCTTTACCAATTGCTGTATTAGCACCACCTGTACTATTTGTTAATAAGGCATCTTTACCAACAGCAGTATTTTGACCTGCTGTGGTATTTGATAATAAAGCGTTGTCACCAACTGCAACATTTTCTGTACCTGTAGTGTTTGTTGTTCCTGCTGATTGACCTACAAAAGTATTTCTAGATGCAGTTGTGTTTGCCATACCTGCATTACGACCCACAACTGTATTAAAACTACCTGTAGTGTTTGCTGCTAATGAGTCTCTGCCCATTGCTGTGTTATAAGAAGCCGTGGTGTTTGCTCCTAAAGCATTTCTACCAATTCCTGTATTACTATCACCAGTTGTATTAGCATCTAAAGAACCTGACCCGACTGCTGTATTTTGATAGCCTGTCGTGTTTGATACTAAAGCACTTTTACCAACTCCGGTGTTATTCGCACCTGTAGTAGTCAAAGCTAAAGAGTTCATACCAACTGCGGTATTGTTAGCTGCGGTAGTTGCTGTAAGTAAAGCTTGATAACCTACTGCTGTATTTTCAGAACCTGTAGTGTTTGAAGTTAAAGCAGTATGACCAACTGCTGTATTGTTGTTTGCAGTAGTATTAGCGTCTAAAGCTAAAGCTCCTACTGCTACGTTTTGAGTACCTGTAGTATTTGCTGCCATAGACTGATAACCAACAGCTACATTAGTAGTACCTGAAGTATTTGCTAACATAGAATGTTTACCTATTGCAGTATTATTATCAGCAGTGTTTGCGTTTAATGCTGCTCTACCTACTGCGGTGTTATTACCGCCTGTTGTACAAACACCTAAAGCAGCTTGACCTATAGCAACATTTTGAGTTCCGGTTGTATTGGCAGCAAGTGCTGTTTGACCGATAGCTACATTTCTAATTCCAGTGGTGTTGTTATTAAGAACATTCATTCCAACACCTGTATTTTCATAACCTGTAGTATTATCTAGTAAAGAACCTGAACCGACTGCTGTATTTTGATAGCCTGTAGTGTTTGCTGTTAGTGCAGCATTACCAATGGATGTATTGGAATTACCACTTGTTAAGCTATCTAAAGCTGTATCACCTAAAGCTACGTTAGCTGTACCAGTTGGGAAGTTACCATCAAGTTTAATTGTTCCATTTACATCAAGAGTAGCTGTCGGGGCTGCAACTCCGATACCTACTGAATCTCCAAAGTAAGCACTTACCGGATTAGTTGTTCTATCAGCATCTGCTGCTGGTACATATATTCCATACCAATTTGTAACAATGTCTGCTGCTGTTCCTGATATTGAATTAGTAATGTAAGCACCATATAAATTAGTTACATCTGCTCCAGTATTTTGGTCTGTTACTGCAAGGTCTACATTTATACCTTTAAGATTTGTAATAGCTGAACCACTTGCTTTACTTATATCAATATCAAGAGCTGTAAAGTCTGAAGATATAGTACTATCAAAAGCAATACTAGCGTTACCTGATATACTTATTCCAGAAGAACTTGTTGTAAATCTTTGTGAAGAATCGTAATATAATTCAACACCAGCATCAGGTCTTGCTAATAACATTCTTTCATTACTAGAACTAATTAATCTTATATCTGTACCGTTTGTTCTTATTGCAAGTTGTCCTGTACCAGTGTCATCAATAAGAGATTGAGAACCAGTGTGAGAAATCTGTAAATCTGAACCAGCTCCAAAGATAGCTTTGTCGTTATCAGCAAATAATATGTCATTACCATTAGATGCTAAATCACCACCAAGTTGTGGAGTTGTATCACCAACAACATCACTAACTATACTACCAACTTCTGAATCTACATAAGCTTTAATAGATTGTTGAGATGCTATACCCGTAGCACTATTAGATGCCATGTTATCTTCATCAAGGAAAGCTTTACCGTCAAGTAAATTTATTTCTGCAGCAGTTGATGTTACACCATCAAGGATGTTAAGTTCTGCAGTTGTTGCAGTTACGCCATCTATAAGGTTTATTTCTGTCGCAGTGGCTGTCACACCATCTAAAATATTTAGTTCTGCGGCTGTACTTGTAACTACTGTACCATTTATAGATAGTGCATCTGTTTCAAGTGTACCATCAACATCTACGTTGCCTGATATGTCTAGTGAACCTGCATCAAGTTCACCACTAATAGTAATATTTCTACCACCAGTTATGTCTATGTTAGCATCTGTAACGATTGCTTTACTTGCTATAACTGTTCCGTTAGTTATACCGTCTATTAAATTTATGTCTGCTGCACTAGCTGTAACGCCATCTAAGATGTTTAGTTCTGCAGTTGTACTAGTTACTCCATCTAAAAGATTAAGTTCAGTAGCAGTGCTTGTAACGCCATCTAGGATGTTTAGTTCTGCAGTAGTAGCTGTTACACCATCAATAAGGTTTATTTCAGTTGCTGTAGCTGTAACACCGTCTAGAATGTTTAACTCTGCTGCTGTGCTTGTAACTGTAGTTCCATTAATAGATAAACCATCAGTTTCTAATACTCCATCTATGTCTACGTTTCCTGATATATCTAAACTTGCTGCTGTTATTTCACCACCAACTGCAAGAGTTGTAGCCATATCAACAGCTCCGTCAATGTCTACTACGTCTAAGTTAGTAGTACCATCAACATCTAAATCACCGTTGAAGTCTACGTTACCTGCTACAGCAAGTGTAGTAGCCATGTCGACTGCACCGTCTATATCAACAACGTCTAAGTTAGTTGTTCCATCAACATCAATGTCTCCAGAGATGTCTAAGCTTGTACCCGTTAATACGCCTGTAACACCTAGAGTTCCTGCGATAGTAGCATTTACATCTACATCTAAAGTATCTATATGTGCTGTACCATCTATGTATAAGTCTCTCCACTCTTGTGTAGAGCTACCTAGGTCATAGCTGTCATCATCATCAGGTATAATGTTTGAATCTACATCAGCTCCAAAGACTACGTTATCAGTAGCTGCATCACCCATAGTGATTGTACCACCGTTAAAAGTTGTAGTACCTGTAACTGTTAGATTACCACCTACTGCTACATTACCAGTTGTTGTTACTGTGTCAATGTATGCATCTTTAAATCTTAAACCTGTTGTACCTAAGTCAACATCACTGTCTGTAGTAGGTATTATAGCTCCATCAGCAATGTACATTTGCTGTACTGGACTATCAGAAACTTGCACATAAAATTCTATGTAGTTATTTGTTGTATCTATTAATACTTTGTTGTTTGGAGAAGTTTCTCCTGCATCACCAATCAGACCTATTACTGGTCCTTCTGCTGTAGTACCATCATGCTTGTGTCCTGAAGTATTACTAAATGAATTAACTAACTGATTGTACTCATTATTAAATAATGAAGCAGTAATTGTATCTCCATCTACGAATGTACTTTGTCTTATATAACCTGCCATTGTTTTTATCTCCTACCTGAAGGTATGTAATCTACATATAAACCATTAATTTTATATGATGGTTTACTATCGTTTGAAATGAATGTGAAATTGTTGGAAGTTCCACTTCCTTGTAATGGTATTCTAATCATAGGGTCTGCTGTTGCTCCGAATATATTTGTTCCAAACACAGCACGTCCAAAAAATGAAGGTGGATTTATTGTGCCAATTGAAAAATTATCTGCTGGTTGTGGAACATCTCCGCTTCCATAGTCAAAGCTTATTTTAACTTCTGGAGTTGCTAAACCTTCTGAACCTGCTGAAACTTTTAAATAGTGTAAAGTTTTTAAAGTTCCTAAATCACCATAGTCATAATTAGGTGTAGAGTATCTTGCTAATATAGCAGTTCCATCAAAATCAACACCTGAATCATGTATATGTATATAGCCTGTATTATTCCCATGATAATATGCTTCAATACCATCTTTATCAAATCCTGAACCTATTTCAGTTACTTCCAGTCCTTTTGTTTCTGACCACTCAAAACCATTTTGTCTGAGTGTTCCTATAATTCCTTTTTGTCCTGCAGCTACTGCATTTATATTACTATAAAATAATCTGTATTGTGATTTTTCTCTTATTACAGCACTTGTAATTCTATAAGAGCTAACGCTTTGAGCCAGTAATGTTAGTATAGGCTGTATAGATTTACTAATTGTACCTAACTCAACATCACCAATTCTTGCAGTACCAGCAACTGTTCTTATTCCATCCGGTGCTAAAAATAATAAATCACCAGCAATTTCTTGAATACTGTATCCACTTAAACACCCTACGTTTTCTGTAATAGGGTCTATACGTATACTATTACTGTCGTTTATATTTATTAGTTTATGTATGCTATTTTCAGCAAAAACTATTAAATCTGTTCTAAATCCTTTAACACCCTGTATTTGGTCTGATATTTGAACTGAACCTGCACCAGAACCTGTAAAGTTATCAGGGTCATTATACACACTATAAAAAACAGTGTTTAAATTATTTTCTACTCCTGCTGCAATTAAATGATGGTCATGTATAGTTATATACTTTATACCGTTAGTGCCATCTACAGTAATTTCTTGAGTAAAAAATGTTCTAGTATTTAAAGCTCCTGTTCCTTCCATGCGGAAACTCCAAAGCTTATTAGCACCGTCAGCTATAATTACTTCACCATAATTAAATGTTGCACCTTCAAAAAGTACAAACTGACATTGTCCTTGTCCAGTTCTTGCAGTAACTGATTTACCGGTAAAGGTTGAATAGTTATCACCTACACCTGCAGATAATTTATTTATTTCTATCCATGAAATACCATCATTACTAAAATAGATATTAGTACCAGCAGTTACTATAACTCCATCAGCATAAGGAAATACTCCTTGTATAGTAGTAACTCCTCCGGTTGGTTGAGTCGCATTAGAATCACCAAACTTTTTAAAACCACTAATTCTTCTATAACCGCCTTCTATAGAGACTTCAAAGTTTTCTAACTCTGTAGCTACTCCGGGTCTTCGTAACAAATCAATTTGATTAGAGGCAGTAACTAAACCACCTTCACATGCTACTGTAAATGGTTGTGAACGTGCCATAAATTAAAAGTAAGTTCTATCGTCTGTCATATATTTAGGAGCTGGATTCATAAGGTTTGACTTCATCTGTTTCATACCTTTTTTATAATCATCCAATGCGAAAGCTGCTTGTTGTGGGCTTTCTTTAAACTGCCAAACATAATAACGAACTCTAGATGTTATTATATTACTGTATTGCTCTGGTAAAGTGATTGTATCATCGTGTGCTGATAATGCAGTCGGTCTTACAAAAGCATAAAAGTGTACATTATAAACCTTGTCAGGTATTGGACTTAATCCAAACTTTCTATTGTCAGGAGACTTAATAACAAATCTAGGTTCTCCATAATTTTGTGAGTCAGCGTCATCTTCATTTTCGCTATCTCTGTAGTATCTTTTCCAGTCTGTAAGAGTTAAAAATT